ACCCACTCACCGTTAACAAGTGAACCCCTCGTCGCCACGCCGTTATCTTTGAAAGTGAAAGTGGGTATATCTACCGGCACAACAAATTCATTTTTAACGCTATCAAAAGTCACGCTTGAAGGCACAATATCCGTTATCGTTCCGTTGGGCTCGTAGCTAACGTCAAAGTGATCGATAAACACCCACTCACCGTTACTAAGTGAACCAATCATCGCCACGCCGTTATCTCTGAAATCGAAAGTGGATACACCTACCGGCACAACAAATTCATTTTTAACGCTATCAAAAGTTACGCTTGAAGGCATAATAGCCGTTATCACTCCGTTAGGCTCGTAGCTAACGTCGAAGTGGTCGATAAACACCCACTCGCCGTTAACAAGTGAACCTATCATATCCACGCCGTTATCGTCGAAAGTGAAAGAGGATACATCTACCGGCACAACAAATTCATTTTTAGCGCTATCAAAAGTCACGACTGAAGGCGAAATATCCGTTATCGCTCCGTTAGGCTCGTAGCTAACGTCAAAGTGGTCGATAATCACCCACTCGCCGTTAACAAGTGAACCAATCATCGCCACGCCGTTATCTCTGAAAGTGAAAGTGGATACACCTACCGGCACAACAAATTCATTTTTAACGCTATCAAAAGTCACGCTTGAAGGCACAATATCCGTTATCGTTCCGTTGGGCTCGTAGCTAACGTCAAAGTGGTCGATAATCACCCACTCGCCGTTAACAAGTGAACCAATCATCGCCACGCCGTTATCTCTGAAATCGAAAGTGGATACATCTATCGGCACATCAAATTCATTTTTAACGCTATCAAAAGTCACGTCTGAAGGCACAATATCCGTTATCGTTCCGTTGGGCTCGTAGCTCACGTCAAAGTGGTCGATAAACACCCACTCACCGTTAACAAGTGAACCCCTCATCGCCACGCCGTTATCTTTGAAATCGAAAGTGGATACATCTATCGGCACATCAAATTCATTTTTAACGCTATCAAAAGTCACGCCACCGGTCAAATCCGTTATCGCTCCGTTGGGCTCGTAGCTCACGTCGAAGTGGTCGATAAACACCCACTCGCCGTTAACAAGTGAACCCCTCGTCGCCACGCTGTTATCGTCGAAAGTGAAAAATGATACATCTACCGGCACAACAAATTCATTTTTAGCGTTATTAAAAGTCACGCTTGAAGGCATAATACCCGTTATCACTCCGTTAGGCTCGTAGCTCACGTCGAAGTGGTCGAAAAACACCCACTCGCCGTCAACAAGTGAACCCCTCATCGCCACGCCGTTGTCTTTGAAATCGAAAGAATCCACGCCGTCTGGAATGTCGAATGCAATTTTAAAAGTTACGCCACCGGTCAAATCTGTTATCGCTCCGTGAGGCTCGTAGCTAACGTCGAAGTAGTCGATAAACACCCACTCACCGTCAACAAGTGAACCAATCATCGCCACGCCGTTATCGTTGAAAGCGAAAATGGGTAAATCTACCGGCACAACAAATTCATTTTTAACGCTATCAAAAGTTACGCCAACGGTCAAATCCGTTATCGCTCCGTTGGGCTCGTAGCTCACATATACCTCTACTATTTTTGGCTGATAAGCACCCGCACCAATTGGCTGTCCGGTGCTTATAATGTATTCATTCATCTTATAAAAATTTTAAAATGTTATTATTATTAATTACTTCTTCAATTTCTTCCTCTTTTTTTTCTTCTATTTCGATTTTAGTATTTCTAAACTTCGCCGAACTGTCTGCCGGAATGCTCACTAAATCAATGTTTGCTAAAAATCCGTTCGTTACCTCAATCCCCTCATCCGTCCACATATAATCCTCGAACCAACCCTCCGTCGATAATCCTTGTAAAATACCTTCCTTAATCGCAGGTATGGTGTAATCAACGTTATCCTTAATTGATTTCGGCAATCTTAACTTTGCCGTCATATTTTCGGCGTTCGTTTTGATAACTTCAAACACGCCAACCTTCCTGCCGTTCCACTGATGTTCGATGCCGCAAACAACGTTAAGACTATCGCCGTAAAAATCTCTTAAACATTTGTCGAACGACCTCGGAAGCCACTTTTGATTATTCTCGTTGTAAACATTAAATGTCGTCGCCGTACATTCAATAACAAAGTTGTCGCTGTCTTCCGTGTAGACGAGCTCCTTTGTCGATTCCTTTAATAGAAAGTTTGCGTATAGTTTTTTCATTTCGTTTCAATGTTTTTTTCGTTCTCAATCTCATAATCTAAATCCTCTGAGGGAATTAATAACTTATTATCTTTTCTAATCAACTCCCTACCACACTCGAGCACCGTTTCAGCAAACGCTTTAATCGTCGTGTCGTAAAACTTCGCCCGTGCCTCTGCCTGATTTTCATACGTAACATTTCCGCCGCTGTTGATTAGTATATAAGGCACGCCGGCAATATTACAAGCAAGTTTTATTTTACTTTCAATCCTCCCCGCAAGGTCTAACGACTGCAAAGGTAAATCAATTTTCAAAAACCTCAACCCCTGATTGCTTGCCAAAATCCCGAAGAAGTCCGAACCACGACTATTCAATTTTTGTTCAACTTTCTGTATCTCCGTATTGCTTACGTTCTCTTGCCGCTCCTTGCAAACTATTCCTAACAAACCCAAATTTTTGGAAACCTGAGCATCCCGTTGTAAGATTTCCGAAATATCGTCAATGTAAGATTTCAATAACGATTTTAACGAATAACCCGTTAAGGCCATTTCATCAGCTAAAACATACACTAAGTTTTTCAAAATCAACTCATCGTCTTTCCTTTGTATGCGAGGCTTTTTGTCAATTACGATTTCGTTGTTCTTAACGTCTACAGCTAATACGCCGTGCTCATATATAGAGATAAACGCATCCTTATAGTTGACGTTGAAAAATGAAGCAATCTTTTCAACCTCTTGATTTTTGCTTTTTGAATAAAAAACAACTTTCTTAATACCGCTAAGAATTTCTCGCATGAATAATAACTCAATGCTTGACCGATAACGCCGTCCGGAAACCTTCCCGAGAAAGTCCAAAACGGATAACTCCGACAAGCTGCCGCTGTCAGATATAGCTTTATTACCCGTTTTTAAAGTTAATTCCAATGCCATTCGTTACTTTTCTTTACTTTATTATTTTGACGACAAATATACGCATTTTTTTTTACAAATAATTTGTTTTTATAAAATTTGTTAAGTCGCCTACGACAAACACCGTTTTATTTTCAGTCGCTCTTTGTTTTTCGCATACCAATCCTTGTAATAATTCTTGTTTTTTTTCTCCCAAATTTTGCGTATCTCTTTTTTTGTCAATCCGGATGCCTTTCTTCCTCTTTTCATATTTTATCTATATTTTAAAATTTGCAATGCCGTATTCATTACGTCGATGTTGTCGTCGTGCTCGCACTTTTCCGAAAAGTCAAACACCTGTTCGAAAAAAGAATCACTCGACGGCGTATCATTGAATATACACTCATTCGTAAAGATTTCGTAATTCGCCGTTATACGCTCAAACTTATTACCGCTATTCGTATATGGCGATACCGCAAAACTCATACTGTCGCAATATTCAAAAAAATCAATGCCAATTATACCGTTCGTCTCGACAAACACCTCCGCACCCGTCTCCTGCTGCCACCGCCACAATACTTCGGCAGCCTCCCGCTTGCTGCCAACGTTTACGGAAAAGTACCGTAAAAAATAATATTTGCCATTTTTCTTGCACGCCATACAAGCTGCGAAATAGTCAGCACCCCGCAAGCTCGACGGGTCGGCAACGATTATCTTTTCGCAATCCTCAAAGTCCGCCTCATTAAGCCGCTGCCGGTTCATGTTTTCACTCGTGAAAATCTTTCCGGTTATCCGAGAATAATTCCCCAAAATCTGTTGTTCATAACGCACTCGCTCGGGTGTGCCTGCCGGTGCATTCTCGCCCTTTCTCCGTATCTCTTCAAATTCTTCTACCTGTACCGGCGTCAAATATATGTTATCAGCGTACGAAGTTATCAACGTGTTGCTTTCGTTCTGCAACGCCGAACCCCAGAAATTCTGCGTCGGGTTGTGGTCGCAGACTATTTGCTTTGTAACCCCCAGAATCAACGTCTCATATATTTCAGCAGGCAGCCCGTCGCCCTCGTTTATCCACAACCATTTTGCCTTTGTTCCCTTTGCCTCCTGCACTGTTGAGAAAATACGAAACCTAAAAAGCCCGCCAAACCAATGTGCCCGATACTCACCTTTTTTTTGCCTGTATTCCGGCTCTATGCCGAAAACTTCAGAGAAATCATTCATCAACGTACCCAATGCCGAGTGGCTCGGCGCCGTTACCAACACATCCCCTCCGCTGCCTTTCTCAAAGTTATGAGCGAACTTGTAAAATATTGCGAACGTCTTCCCTGACCGCCTGCCACCTCTCAAAAATATAATGCGTTCGTTTGACGTTCGTTTGAAAAAATCAAGGAACTTTTTAGATATTTTCATTTGACAATAACAATTTAG